TCTGAAGGGTTAAAAGATACAAAAGAGGGCCTTGGCGAATTAAAGGATAAGGTAGTAAATCTAACGGCCCATGTAGAGGCGCATAATAAATCCGCAGTAGACCGCATAGAACTATTAAGCGACTGCATAAGGAAGTTTATAGACCATCAGAAAATCATGGACGATAGGTGTTTTAAGCGGCAGATAGAGTGCGATAAGTTCTCCAATCATATCAAAGAAACCAATGAGAACAATAAATTCTGGAAAGATAAACGATTCGCGATATTCCTGGTATTCTTAACTGGCATGGTGGGGACATTTTTTGCCATAATTAAGAGGTTGATAAGATGAATGAGATATGTCCTTGTGGCGGCGAGTATAAAGAGATAGCGCGGAAATGGATTAAGGGCCTGGAGTATATAGTCATGGTCTGCCAGGCTTGCGGGTATGAAATAATGGAACTGGTGTGATGGGTAATGACGTAGATAAATGTAAAAATTGTAACAGCATAAATACCATAGCCTATAAGATCATACCGGCATATGAAGCAACAGTCAAGACTACCGATGCTTTTATTAAGCGTTGCCAGTGTGTTTTATGCAGTTACTCTTTTTATAAAGCAATAGATAAGCATGAAATGGCAGAGTTTAGATAGGCCGGTACGCAAATATGAGTTTGGCTTTTTATTTCTTAGTTACTTTTTCGGCATGACGATAATGGTGTTTTTAATGATATTTCTATCCGGTCGCTTTCTTACTACGGCGATATTAGAGAAACGCAATCCGTTCCGGTAAATGAATAAAGTATTTGAACAACAGATACGCCGAGATGTTATTTGTAAAACCTGTCGGACGCATACGGCCCAGGTAAGACGCAAGATAAACGGTAAGAGTGTCTGGGTATGCAATGAATGNTGGAAGATACAGGATGATGATTTATCAAATAAGGAGCGAGCATGAAACAACAATTCCTTGAAGACGTGGCGGATACGATTAGATTAACCGTATATGATAATAATCGCCCCTTAATCCCATCATCGGCTAATATCACTCTTTATAAATCTGACGGGGGCGTATTACAGGCTCAAGCAGNAGGTACGGTAAACTCAACGACNGGTGAAATGACGTATAGCTTAACCGCAACGCATACAGCAGACGCAGACTTAAACTACAAAGCCAGGTGGGATTACGTAGTAAGCGGGGTTACATATTATCAAATCCAGCTTTTTGACGTAGTCAAATCTATTTTATCTATCCCCATAACTGACGATGATTTATTTAACGAACTGGAGTCTTTGCGCGGAGTGAATAAGCAGAGTAAAGGTACTGCGACGGCTGGGGCGGCCGGGTCACTCACGGATACGGCACGGCGTGAAGCGGATGATTATTGGAAAGGCGGGACTATTGAGTTGGTGGCCGGAACCGGCTCGGGGCAGAAACGTGACATAACCGGTTTTACTCAATCAACAGGAGTTTTTACCATAACGCCGAATTGGGCGACTAATCCAGACGCAACAAGCGTCTATACGATTGTACGGTCTTTTAGCCGGATAATCCAGTCGGCTTTTGATAAGCTTTGTACCATGCTTTATGATAAAGGTAAGCGGCACGAGCTTATTCTTGAGAGCTCACAACTATCGGTACCGTTAATTTATCTTACTATACACATGATAGCCCTGGATTTAATGGATGAAGCCGACGATAAATGGTCGCGCCTGGCGGATATTTACTGGAAGAAGTATGACAATGCTTTCAGCAATATGAAACTTGAATATGATGAGGATGAATCCGGCTCGATAGACGAAAGCGAAGAAAAGAAAGGACTCGGCGAGATAAGGATAGGGAGAGCTTAATTGGACAAGATTATAAATAGCAATATCGACGCGATTGAGGAAATAGAGCGGCAGATAGACATTATAATCGAACATGAAATATCACAGATAGATATTGATTCAATCTTAATCTCCCCTCAAGGGGAATTGACTATTATCGCTGAAAGAATCCGTGATACGGTGATAGGGCAGTACGCAGATAAAGCAATCGAGCATGGTTTTGATTTAGCGCGTAAAATACAAAGCAAGATAGACCAAGGCAAGGTAATCAAGATTGAAGATACTAATAACCCTAAATTGAATGATACAGGTCAAAGTAGTAAACAAGATTAATTTTCCCGACATTACTTTACAGGAAAATTTGGAGTATATCGCTAAGAATATTATTATACCTGATATTATTAGAGGGATAGATGATAGCATGGCAATAACAGGCATGGCATTACCTCCTTTAGAGCCAGCAACGATAAAAAGAAAATGGTCAAACAAGCCCTTAATCGAAACAGGCAAGTTAAGAAGCTCTTTTTATTTTAAGCCATTAGGTAAAAACAAAGTATTAATTAGCATAGCCGGGGATAGAAAAGAAATAGGGGGATATTTACAAGTTGACGGCGTAGGTAAAAAGAAAAAACATTTTAATTTTTTCGGTATATCAGTGTATGCCTCCGAAACAGCTATAGAGTTTATTAAGAAGCAATTAATCGGGAGATTGAAGGGTGGCAATACTAAAAAATAAGTTAACTGCACTTGCAATAAGCAAGGAATTGGAAACTCTTGATATCGTCTTAGCTGCTAAGGTCGCCAGGTCTGCCATCACCCTACAAGAATACGTAGATATGCGGTTGGCTCAAGGCGCTGCATTAAAGGTGATAAAAGCCGACTTATTGAAAGACCTCGAAGAAGGCGGCCGGATATTCGGTGAATTTAAGAATGCCCTTAAGCCTACATTCGCCGGTTCAATCAATCGTTTTAGGGATGTAGGAGTAATTTGGAGAATTGGGAGTAGATATCGAATACCGCTGGGAAGCCGTATTAGTCAATACTTGTCCGGATTGTTTGGATAGGCATGGACAGGTAAAGTCCTGGGCTAAATGGGAAGCAGAAGGCTTGCCGCGTTCAGGGGCTACAGTATGCAAAGACAACTGCAAATGCGTGCTTATCCCAGCAGGAGTAACTGAACTTGGGCCTATTTATAGGGGTAAAAAATGAGCTATGATGCAGTGAAGAATGGGATTGCGAATTTGCTAAAGGCTTTAGGTTATACCGAGTCAACTCAAGCGACTGATTTTAAGCACGCCTCGGCGCACGAATACGGGAATCGTTATATCATTAAGAACCTATCCGGCGAAAATCAGGAAGATACTATTGTTGACCGCTTTTATGACGCGCAAGAGTGGCAAGTACAGATTGCTTTTGAACGCTCTGAACAAAACGACGTATTACAGCTAGATGCATTACATAGGGCCAAAGACGCTTTATTGATCAAATTAGATAAGCCCGCTAATTGGTCCGGCATAGCACAGATGTTGAAATATGCTAGTTGGACCGTGGTAGAAGCGCCAAACTACTATATCCTGGACGTGCGATTAAGCGTGCTTGATTCATATATATATTAATTTGGTCTAATTGAGCATAAAATACCTATTTTTCGTGGGGGAACTAATGAATATTTTAATTTAGACATTTCCCACTTATCGTGTAATAAGAAAAAACATAATAAAACAGAAGCAGAATACAAAGGAGGAAGTTAAATGGCTCTCTATACCAAAAAGACTACACTATACGCGAAGGTTGAGTCTATTTCAGGGACGGACTCTACACCTACAGCAGCCGCCAACGCAGTAACGGCATTTGACGTTGATTTATCAATCAAGTCCGATATGAAGGAACGCTACCCGGGAAATTCAGACAGGTCGGCGTATGCCGAGATACGTGGTAAGACTGTAATGGAGCTGAAATTTAACGTTGAACTTAAAGGATCAGGCACGGCTGGTACTGCACCACGTTGGGGCGCNTTATTAAANGCTTGNGATAGATTGGAAACTGCCAATGCCGGAACAAATGTAATATACACGCCAGCTCTTACATCCCAGACCTGTACAATTTGGGTCAACATTGACGGAATATTGCATAAGTTAGTAGGCTGTGCTGGAGATTGTGAAATTGATTTGGTATCGGGCGATGTGCCACTATTAAAATTCACGATGACGGGAGTCTATGCTTTGCCTACGGACTCAGTGATTGAATCAGTTACGTTTGATACTACAATGCCGGTAATCGTAAAGGGTACTACAACTACTTTCGGTTCTTACGCGGCGATTATCGAAAAGCTATTGTTAAAGTTCGGAAATAAAGTAGTAGAACGTACCGATTTTAATGTTACCGAAGGGGTAAAAGCATTTATTGTTACTGATCGCACGCCTACGGGAGTTATGACGTGCGAAGCGATATTACGCGCAACATCAAATGCAGACTTCTTTAGTTATTTTGACACAGGGGCTACTAAAGCATTGTCAATGGTATTGGGCGCAACGACAGGGAATATCACTACTATAGTCGCTCCGGTGTGTAGGTTACATGCTCCTAAATATGGAGATAGAGACGGTCTAAGGACGTTTGATGTTGAGTTTCAGATGGCACGGTCAAGTGGAAATGATGAGATGACGATAACGTTAACCTAACGGAAAAAAGGGGAAGAGATGATTACTGGAATTGATGTAAGGTTATCACAGAAATATATAAGTAAATATGACACGTCAGAGCCTAAGACTACGTGGCATCTAGGAGTTTTAAGCGTGCATATATTTGCTTATCTGGGCGAGAAAATGTTAGATTCGGCTAAGTCCATGGAAAGCATGATAGACATAGTAAGTTTTGGACTTAAAGGATTCGAAAACTTCAAAGACAAGGACGGCAAAGATGTTGAATTTACCACCAAAAATACAAACATTTGTGGAAAAGCATATCAAGTCGTTTCAGATAATATCATTAGTATCATTCCTGTTGATATTATTGTTGAACTTGGCAGCAAAATTCTTGAAATAACCAAATTGTCGGAGAGCCAAATAAAAAACTAATTTTGGCTGTCTGGATTCCTTATTGGGATTTACGTTGTGAGAAATGTTCAGATAGCCAGAAAAGAATCAATGGGTGTGATACTGATAGTTATATCCCCAACAGATGGATAATCAGAGAATGGTCATGGCAGCGATGTCCGGTGAGGCTGATAACACGGAATACGGAATTGTATTTACGGGCCTTCATCTTCTATAGGGATGGTTTTTTACCCATCCCGGGAGGATGGGTAGACCAAGCTAATCCGTTTATCGAAGCAATGAATATAATATGCACAGAAATAACTAAGTTACCGAAACTAGAACAAAGATAGGTGCTATATGGCTGATGAGAATAAGTTAGAGATAATTATACAGGCGATTGATAATGCTACAGCAGAGATAAAAAAAGTTAAAAATGAAATTAACGGAATAACTGTTTCTACCCAGGAGGTTATCCCAAAAGCCAAGGAAGCCGGTAAGACAATCAGGGAGCAATTCAAACAAGCCGGTACAGAATTAAAAGATTTTAGGCGTACATTATCATTGGTAACATTAGCCATCGCCGCAGTTATTGCGACTACCCGCGAGGCTGCCAAATATAATCGGGAAGCTAAGCAGACTTATGACGAATTTACGTTGTCTGTAAAAGAATTATCGGTTATGTTAGGACAGACATTCGCTGTTGCCTTGGAAGGAATAACGGGGATAGTCAATGTGTTAAAAGACAGTATTGAAGCGGCAATCGCTGGCTTTATAAAACTAAGTACATTTATAATCGAATTTTTTGCGAATGTCTTAAAAGGCCCTGTCGAAGCATTTAAACGGGCGATGGAAGTATCGACTATTGCTGCCGATGATTTCTTAAAGAAAATAGAAGAAACCAGGGCAAATGTAGAAAGAGGATGGGATTTAAGCCAACAATCCCAACAAATAATTAACCTTGAAACTATTGTAATAAAAAAATCGCAAGGCATGAACTCTGCCGTCAGTGGAATGAGGGCATGGCTAGAAAAATATAAAGAAAGCCTTTATGGCGTATCCGATGCTTTGGGTACTCTCGGCAATGCNTTAGAGGGTGCTAAAGAAATGGGCCGGGGATTCGCTGTCGCAGCGCAGGTAGTCGCATTAGGAAGTGCGATTGTCAATACTGCATTAGGCGTTACTAATGCGCTTGCCGTTCCCCCGCCATGGTTGGGCTTGGCATTAGCCGCTACGATAGCGGCAGCCGGTGCGATTCAAATAGCCACTATTGCATCACAGAAATTCCATGAAGGCGGCATCATCAGGGCGCATTCGGGTTTGGCTGTTGATGAAGTCCCGATTATCGCCCAGACGGGAGAGGGGATACTATCTCGACAAGGTATGGCCATGCTAGGCGGATCCGGAGCGCTTAACGCCTTGAATAATGGTACTGGTGGACGGTCGATCTCAGTGAATAACTATATTTATAATCCCATTGTCCGCTCCGATGAAGATATAGATAAACTCACTGAAGAAATATCCTTACGACTTGCCAGAGAAGCGGAGAGATTATGAGCGCAACTATACAGTTAAAATTTGGGTCTTTAGAGTTAGATGACACCAACAATATCACGATTAGCCGCATATCAGAGAAATCCTCTAAGCCGGTACAGGCTTCCAATATCCCTGTTACTGACGGCGCAATAGCNGAAACGGCCAAACTAGGGCCTAAGACCGTTAGCGTTGAAGGAGATATCGCCGGCTCTTCTTACGATGATTTGAGAACCAATCTTGATGCGCTCCATGCAGGATTGATGAATGGGCTCCAAAAGCTCACTAAAGATAATGAGCGCTATATTTATTGTCAGCTTAAAGATTTTTCATTCGCTTACGACCATTTAAGTCGCCGGGCTACTTGGTCGGCACAGTTTCTAGCGCATTATCCTTTTTGGCTTGCTGAAACAGCAACAGAGGATGACAGGACGCCTACTAGCGGGGTAGGCTATACGATTAATAATGCTGGTAATGCTTCAGCGCGGGTCAAAATTGAGATTACACCTACTGCGGAAATGGCGGATGCTTGCAAGATAGAAAATCAAACTAATGGACAATCTTTTCAATATCGCGGTACGGTCGCGGCGGCCGATGTTCTGGAAGTCGATAATAGACATGATACCGACGATTTCCAAGTGCTAAACAACGGCGCGGATGACCATGATAATTTCGAAGGAGATTTTATAACTTTGGATCCAGGAAACAATACTATCGTTTTTACCGGAACCGCTAGCACGGCAGTAAAGTTAACCTATAGAAAAACCTGGTATTAACCTATGCCTACGGCCATAACTGCATCTAATTATAATATTGAATTGAGGGATAAAAACGGTGGGCTTAAACAATACTTGACTCCCTGGGTCAGTAAAGTGTCCTGGGAATGGAATAGGATAGGTGGGTGCGGCCGGTGTTCGATTACTTTAAATAAAGCCTATCGGAATATTATCTTTGACGCGCGCGACGATATCCAAATACGGGTAAAATTAGGCTCAACCAGTAAGTTAGTCTACCGAGGGTATATTGCTAATATTATTCCGACTTTAAAAATCAATCAGGAAATAAAGTTGGATGTCCGTGGGTATTTTGATTTATTAAAGAAAATGGTCGTCCACGACACTGGAGATACTAAATCCTATCCTGACGGCACGATAAACACCATAGGGGAAATCGTGGACGATATTGTCGATACTTTCATAACTCCGAATTCGCCAATCACCAAGGGGACGATTGACACTACGGACGGAAGCTCTTTCGAGCTGGATGCAATAGATTTCCTTTGTATGGTTGAGGATGCTTTACGTACGCTTTCAGACTTAGCCGGGGATGTCGAATATGGGGTAGATGAGGATTTAGTTTTCTTTTGGCGTACTGAAAGNACTACCTTGCGGCAAAGATTCTTTGTCGGTAACAATGTTGCCATCCTGGAACGCAGAGTAGAGTGGGATGAGCTGGTAAATAAATTATATCTTGTCG